GTTGCAACTGATTGGAACAATGCATTACTTGTAATTGAAAACGCAAACATTGGTTGGGCAGTAATTCAAGAAGTTATAGATAGAAACTACCAAAACCTATATTATTCATACAGAGATTTAGGTTATGTTGATGAAGATATTCATCTCAGAAAAGGTTTTGATTTAAAAAGAAAAGACGATATGGTTCCTGGGTTCTCAATGACAAGTAGAACTCGCCCATTGGTTATATCTAAATTAGATACTTATATGAGAGAACGAACACCATTGATTAGGTCAAAAAGATTAATCGATGAGTTGTTTGTTTTTATATGGAATGGTAGTAGAGCAGAAGCTCAACGAGGTTATAATGATGACTTAGTAATATCTTTCTCAACAGGTCTTTGGGTTAGAGATACGGCATTGAAGTTAAGACAACAAGGTATGGACTTAACAAGAACTACATTAACCCACATAAAAAGGAATCAACCAGGTGCTTATAACAATAGAAACCTTGGAATAGACCCTTGGAAACAGAAAGACCAGCATGGTAATGACCAAGATTTAACTTGGTTGTTATAAAATTTGGAAATAAACTATTTTTTTTGTATATTTATAGAATGTATAAGTATACAATATAATTAGAAGTAGAAAATATGGCAGATAAATCATTATTTGGTAGACTAAAGAAATTATTCAACACCCAAGTTGTTGTTCGTAGAATTGGTAAAGGTAACACACAAGCTATCGATACTCAAAGACTACAATCACAAGGTAACTTGAGGAGTTCGTCCTATTATGATAGGTTCGGTAGATTACACACTACAAGAAAGCATTGGGAAACTTACAATAACCAATTCAACTACCATTCAAATAAATTAGAATTATATACAGATTATGAAGCGATGGATAAAGATTCAATCATCGCATCTGTATTAGATATATACTCGGATGAATGTACCCTAAAAAATGATATGGGTGATGTTCTTAGAATTAAGACGAATGACGAGAATGTAAAAAAGATATTACAAAACCTTTTCTATGATGTACTGAATATAGAGTTTAACCTTTGGTCTTGGATTAGAGGTATGAATAAATATGGTGATTACTTTTTACATCTTGATATTGAAGAAGGTGTCGGTATTGTAAACGCATCACCAATGTCAGCATATGAAATAGAAAGAGAAGAAGGTTTTAATCCAGAGAATCCTTATGAAGTTAGATTTAAGTTAGGTTCAGCTGGCGCAGCTCATGGTGTCGCATCTAACAAACAAGCAGACTATATGGAGTTTTATCAAATGGCACACTTTAGATTAATGTCAGATACAAACTTCCTTCCATATGGTCGTTCTCTAATTGAAGGTGCAAGAAAAACTTGGAAACAATTAACTCTTATGGAAGACGCAATGATGATTCATAGAATTATGAGAGCGCCTGAGAAAAGAGTATTCAAAATTGATGTAGGTAACATTCCACCTAATGAAGTTGATAATCACATGAGAAGTATTATTGACCAAATGAAGAAAGTTCCTTACCTCGACCAAAATACAGGTGACTACAATCTTAAGTTCAACCTTCAAAATATGTTAGAAGATTACTATCTACCTGTTAGAGGTGGACAAAGTGGTACTGAGATTGATTCCCTAAGTGGAATGGAGTTCGGTGGTATTGATGATATTGAATATCTAAAGAATAGAATGATGGCGGCACTTAAAGTTCCAAAAGCATTTATTGGATATGAAGAAGGTGTTGAAGGTAAAGCAACATTAGCACAAGAAGATATTAGATTCGCAAGAACTGTTGAGAGATTACAAAAAATTGTACTATCTGAATTAACAAAGATTGCAATCATTCACTTATACTCACAAGGATATGAAAATGCAGACTTAGTTAACTTTGAATTAGAGTTGACTAACCCATCAATCATATACGAACAAGAGAAAGCAAATCTTTGGACTGAAAAAACAAGACTTGCAAGTGATTTAAAAGACCTTAAGATGGTATCTCAAGAATGGGTGTATAAAAACATCTTTAATATGTCAGACGATGAATGGAAACTTGAACAAGGTAAGGTAATAAACGACCTTAAGTTAGGTTTCAGACATGAACAGATAGAATCTGAAGGTAATGACCCAATAAAATCAGGTGAGTCGTTTGGTACTCCACATGATTTAGCTATGATACAACAAAATGGTGATGGTGAAGAAGGTTCACAAAACGAATATGGTAATTCGGGTGTTCCAAGTAACCCTCCTGGTGCACCAGATGGTGGATTTGATGGAGCGGGAAGACCACCAAAGGCAGGGAACTACAAAACGGATGATAATCCATTTGGAAGAGACCCAATTGGACAGAAAATGAATAGAAGAGCGTCCAAGCCAGATACATCTTATAGTAAACATAAGATATCACCATTGGCATATGAACAAGCCGAAGCTATGAAAAGTAGTCTTAGTAAGATGAAGAGAAAAACAAGAAGTGTAATACTTGAATCTTTGAAAGATGACTCCAAACCTAATGATAAAGGTGGGTTGTTAGACGAGAACAATTTAATAGATGACACGATTTAGTTTTTTTTTAGATATTTATAGTGTAGTTGTTAATAATTAAGGTAATAAAAATGGGAAAATTAAAACATAGTAAATTTAAAAACACAGGAATTCTGTTTGAACTATTAGTTCGACAAATTGCCTCTGATACTTTATCAGATAATACCTGCTATGCAACTCAGATTATAAAAAAACACTTTAGAAAAGGTTCTCAACTCGCAACAGAGCTAAAATTATATCAAGCTCTTACAAAAGAGAACTTTGACTCTCAATATAAAGCACAAGAGTTCTTAAACATTGTTTTAAAAGAACGAGCTAAGTTAATTGAAGGTACTTTAAAAAGAGAAAAGTACAATTTAATCAAATCTATAAAAGATTCATATCTTATTGAAGACTTTTTTAAATATAGAGTTTCAAATTATAAAGAATTAGCATCTGCATACAAATTATTTGAAAATAGTGAATCACAATCACCAAAAGAATATGTAGAGTGTAAGAATACAATCTTTGAATCAATAACAACAGATAAAGTTGTAATAACAGAGGATGTATCTAACAAAGAATATCAGAAACAACCAAAAGAGGTTAGACTATTAGCATATAAGTTCTTAGTAGACTCGTTTAATTCAAAATACTCAACTCTTTCAGAATCTCAAAAACTTATATTGAAAAATTACATCAATAACATTGACAATTCTCAAAATTTAAGAAAATTTGTTGTTTCTGAGGTAGCTAGATTGAAAAGAGAATTAAAATCTATTAAGATTTCCGATAAAGTTACTAATATTAAACTTAATGAAACAATAAATCTTATAAAAGAGTTAACTAAGCATAAAGTAGTTAACGAAAATCAAATATTAGCTCTATTAAGATATAATCAATTACTTGACGAATTAAGGAGAAGATAAATGTCTAAATTTTTACTTGAACAACTCGATAAAAGATTCGAGGAATTGGAAGAAAAGAAAACTGTTCTACTTGGACAAGAAGAAGAGGAAGAAGAAACTAAAGATGAAGCCAATGTTACAGGTAATTTAGATGGTGGCGCAGGTCCACCAAAAACTCCTTATGCGTTTGCAAAAAGTGAGGACGATATGGACAATGACCACATAGAAGTATTTGGATACAAGAAATCTAAGAAGTCAAATAAGAATATTAAGAAATTAGAATCTGTTAGTAAGATTGAAGCTAAGTTAGAAAAAATAGTTGAGGCTAGTTATCGTGATTACAAACGAGATGACTCTATGAAAGCTCATCAAAAAGTAAATACTTCAATTAAAGAGATTAATAGATTGATGTGGGAAATTACAAAGATTGTAAATCAGAACTCTAAACTAAAAACTGAAACGGGTGTACATACTGGTCAGTATTGGAAGTCTACTCAAAAAAGATTTGGTAAGATTTCTGAAAGAATGTTAAAAGTTGCACGACAATTAAAAGAATTGAGTGCTTAATATGTCTTGTGGGTGTGAAAATACAAAGGTGACCTTGAAAGAGGAGTTGGAAATCACAGATATCCAACAAATACGAAAGTTAATTCGTCATGAATTAGCCAGAGTATTCTTTGATTTATATCGTAAGAAAAAACAATGGGAAGGCTAGATGAAATCACTTTTAATTGATACAATGATATTTGAAGTAACTCCTACTATGTTGGCAGAGGCTAAATCTGAACATGGTAGATTTCTGGTAGATGGTGTTTTACAAAGAGCAAACGCTAAAAACCAAAATGGACGAGTATATCCAAAAGATATATTAAGAAGAGAAGTTACTAAGTACTTAGGAAAAGAAATCGCAGAGAATAGGGCGTATGGTGAATTAGACCATCCAGAATCATCAGTAGTTGAATTAAAAAACACTTCACACATTGTAAGAAATGTAAAGTGGAGAGGTGATGATGTAATCGGAACAGTAGAAATTCTAAATACACCATCAGGAAAAATATTACAAGAAATTATAAAAGCAGGTTGTACTGTTGGTATCTCTTCAAGAGGTATGGGTTCTGTAAAACAGATAAGTGAAGATGGGACTGTTGCAGTAGAACAAGACTTTGAATTAATTTGTTGGGACTTTGTATCTAACCCATCAACTCATGGGGCATTTATGTCGCCAAAGAATGAAGGTGTTATAAATGAAGGTATTAGTAGAAAACAAGATACTTATAAGTATAATAAAGCACAAGACATTATGAGAGACATCATCTGTGAAGTTGGTGGCTATTGTGAATGTTTTTAGATTAGGGATATATTATGAAATTAAAAGATTTACTTAACGAATCATCAAAGTCTTACAAAAGAGTAAACATTGGTGAAGAAGAGCAAGAAAAGAAAATGACCTCAGAAGAAAAGAGAGCATTTCTTGAAGCCGTATCTGCATATAAGAAATTTGGTGAAACAATTTATCGTAATGGTGACCTTATGGAAACATATGGTGCAATTAAGAACATTGTTGAGAATGCAAACAAAGTAACACTCGAAGAAACGGGTGATTGGTTTGACAGAGTTACTGTTAACAGACATATGAAATCAATGAACGAGTCATTTAAAGTTTTTCAAAAAACATTAAGTGAAGTTCACACACTACAACAAAGAATGGAGTCTACTTATGATGAAATCGGTGAAGTACTTTCGAAATATTATGAAATTAAAGAAGGAAATGAATTCGGCGCTGAAAGAGCTAAAGCAATCGCTAAAGGCAAAGATGAGTTCGAAGTAGATGGAAAAAAATATCCTGTAAAATCAGTTGACAAAGATGATAAAGAAAATGCAAAAGAATTTACTAATGAATCTAAGTCAATGAAACTAACAAGTTTATTAAACGAGTCATTTGGATTGGGCGAATTACCATCATCTAAATTAAAGAAGATGAAAGTATCTGCTAAAGAAATGATGGATTCAGTTAACCCAAAAAATAAAGCAATCGTTGAATCATTCTCTACTGAAGAAAAAAGAATCGTAATGATGGCAGTTAGAAAGATTGCTAAATATATGAACAGAGACCTTGCAACTGCATTGCGTTATGTAATTGGTGCAGCACAAGAATTAGAAAGAAGTGGTAAGGTAAAGTAATGATTAAATTAAAAGACATACTAACGGAAATCTCAGCAATCGGTGGATTAAAGCAAGTTGTAAAAGGTAATACTGATAGAGTAGAAGGAATCAAAGTATCAAAAGAAATGGCACAAGCTATGATTGATTGGTTTAACTCTTCACCTTATGGTAGAAAATATCCAAATGCTAAAAAAGGTAGATTACATTTATCAATAGGTATTATGATGTCTTTTGGTTTAGATAGATATGCTAAACACAAAGGTGCTAAAGAAGAATTGAAACACTTGAAAACATTAGCAAAAGCAATGAGAGGTGACTAATGGATAAGACAGAAATCTTACAAGATATTTCAGTAGACCTTTCTTTTATGTACAAGAAAGCACTTAAGAATATTAAAAAGTTAGACCCTAAGACAAGACAACAATTTGCAAAGTTGTTTGTTGACTTTAAAAATAAAGTGGATGACTTATCTGAAGGTGTTGGAATGAATCGTAGACTTCATATGGGTATAAACGAAGCTAACTACAATACCAAACAAGATGCGATGAACGCATATATGAAAGGTAAAGTAACTGCACAAGAATTAGATAAGATTGCAAAAAATGATTTCAAATCATCAGTTGCAACTAAAAAAGAATTACAAAACTTTATGAACTCAGGATACATGAAAGAGTTGATGGCAAATACATACGGACTCAAAGTACCTGCTATGGAAAAGAAAGTTAAAGAATTAATGAAGTACGCGAGTTAAGGAACATTATGATAAAACTAAAAAACTTATTAAGTGAAAAAGCTGACCCAGCATTAAAAGATGGTGAGAAAAAAATCATCGCAAAGGCAATGAGTAAAGCTATTGGTAATGATGTCCAAGTTAACGGAGACGATGTTGAATACCATACAGGCACAAGTACATTCTACGCAGGTAATGGTGGCGAAACACAATTATTCGTTGGATATTACGAAGATGAAGACAAACCATACAATGTTAGTATTGAAGATGGTTCAAAGCAATACGCTCAAGTAGATGCAAAAAATATTAAGGATGTTGTAAAGGCAGTAGTTACATTATCAAAGAAATTCAAAAATAAACTATTAGAATCAGTAGTAGTAGAAGATTACTCATCACATTACAGTCCTCAAGTTGGTTTATTTTATCTTGAAGGTGTTCCATTCACAAAGGAAAGAATTGTAGAAGTAATTAAATATTTTAGAAGTGCTAAAATAAAATCTGCAGTTAGTCAATTTGAATACCGACCAACGCTTCTTATAAAAGATAAAGAAAATAATGAATCAGTAACTATTGATGCTAGACGATTAAAAACATTAATTGACTTCTACAAAAAAGATAGTGCTAAGTTAGCATCTGATAAAGATTTTAAATAATTTATATTTACTAAAATAATTTCTATATTTATTAACATCGGTCACTAATGGCCGGTGTTTAATTTTTTATATATGCAAAAAAGATACAAAAAAGTAAGAAGGGAACAAATGATTATCCCTGGTAAATTCAAAGCCGCAAAAGTAATCAACGGAAATATTGAAGCCGCACTTAAGTTTTGGAAACGACAAGTTAAAGAATCAAATGTCTTACAAGAACTTAAGGATAGAAAAGAGTTTATAAAACCATCCGCAGTTAAAAGAAAACAAAAGATGGATGCTATCAGAAAAGAATATATAAGAAGAATTAGGTCAAACGATTAAATAAAATAGTAAACACTTACTGTTTTTGGTTTTAGACCTATATTTATAAACCGAACACAATACCACTCCCCAATGAGTGGTCACTTATTTTTA